TTGATATTCTCTACGATACCAGCTGCAATCTTACCAAAGTTGCCACCACCTGTGGCAGTTGTTTCATCGAATCCGTACATAGTTCTTTTTATTTAATAATATCAGGGTAGATTTCTTTCCAGTCCAATTCCATAAGTTGATTTGCTAGCCGTGGAATCCTGCAGCCAGCATCCGTATTGTTACCCGTACGGAAGTCAATCATAAGTTTGCCTTCTGCACTGCGTGTAATACGGCCCACGCCATCCATAATCGAGCACAGGTGAGTCTTAAGCTTGCCCGTAAGTGCGACTTTCTCTACCTCAATCTGCTCCTCGCCATGACCATCTTTCTGATGGCCCACAATGATGAGTTTGTTTGCAGCTTTAGCAAAGGTTTCTACTACCGCGATAGTTTGGTTACGAGCCATAGCCCAACCCTTACCGTGTGGCAAGTCACCGATAGAAGCTACACGGTGTTTAGCGCAGATGTCTTCTGATACCCACGTCTCGATATGATCAATCGTATCGATGACAATGAAATCAAACTCTGCACCATTGGCTACGATATACTTATGGGCTTCACGTAACGTCGGCAAGTCACCTACGATGATGCTGTATGCGCCATCACAGAATGATGTGCCGCCTACTGCACCGCCATCCTTAGTGCCTTTGATTTCTGTATCGATAATCAAATGCTTAGGGAGCTGTGCAATAGCAGTGGTCTTGCCAATCTTTGGTTTGCCATAAATGAAGAGACGATGTGGACTCATCGCTGCTTTCTGTACTTTAGGTTCAATCATCTTTCATAGGTGAAAAGGTTTCTTCAATAACATTTATAAAGTGCTTGTTCATCAGTGCGGCAAGAGCCTTGTAACAATCGTTGTAGGCATCTGTATGTTTTTGTATCAGAGTATAGTCGTTGTCTAATACAAAGTAAGAGTGACCTTCAATACGTAGGTTACAGGTAAAAACATTAAACACTAAAACCCTGTTACTCAACACAAAGGTGTATGTGTTGTCGCGGTTCATAAAGATACTACCTACTTCTACTTCTGCATAGTCATAGGGAAAATCTAGGTCTCGTGTCTTGAGCTGGCGAAGAACTACTTTCGTATTCGTCGAAGGTTCCATTTTTTAAATTGTTTGTGAGTAGTGTCAGGGCTGTTTGGCCGTGACGATTCTTAAGGCAGTGTAAGGCTACTAAGTTTTGAGTAGGGATATTTCTTCTACCATACGTCTCTAGACCCAAAAGGCTAGGCTGGTGGATTACAAGAACACAATCCGCTGCGTGGTACAGTTGCTTAGAGCCGTGGATGTCCGTCTTCATAGGATAATGAAGGGTAGGAATATCGGGGTCTCTTCGCTTGTCACCTTCTATCTTATCGTTTAGCTGAGACACAAGGAGAATCATAGCATTGAATCTCTTACGTATCTCAATACACATCTTACCTAACTCGGCAAGCATCTGTATCTCGTTCTCTCCGGGTAATGGGGTTACCAGAAGAGTGTGGTCTAAACAGATTACGTAGTGGCAGTTGGGATTGTTATCTATGAAAGCTTTGATAGTCTTAGCTATCTCCATTCGGGTACCAGGTTTCTCTACGAAATAGAGATCTGGTTCCTTGATTTTAGATAGCTTATCATAAATCATAGACTTCTCGATGTCCGTCAGCTTGCTATCGGCTTTGAGAATCTTGTCCAGTCCAACAGTAGATAGGGCACTGATGCGTCGAATTAATTCCATCTCGGCACTCATCTCGAAACTAAAGTGTAGAATCTTCAGAGGCTTCTCGAAACTATTGAACACGGGTGAAGTAAAGTCCCTCATCAAATTGTTGAGGAACATACTCTTGCCGTGACCCGAAGCACCTGCGACCACATATACCATCCCGAATTGCAAACCACCAAGAAGCATATCATTGACACGCTTCCATCGGGTTTTCAATACAGGTACAGTGCCATCCATATAGGACTCAATGGTTGAAGTAGTAGAAGCTACTACCTCATCCATCGTCCTTATTGGAAGCTCATATGATGAGTCGGTCATTGGGCATATCTTCTGATGCTTTAGTCTCCATCATCTTCAGAATATCATTGTATGCCTCAGACTGTAACCACTTATCTATACGGATAGCAATCATCTTATTGTCTACAGCAAAGCGCAGAGTACTGATAATCAGCTCGTGCTTTTCTGGAGACTTCACGTGTTGGTGGTAGTGTTTAATAAACTCTTCCTTGTTGACACCTTTAGCAGGAATCTTCTTGTTGTTGATGGTGATATACCCTGGATAGGTATCCCAGAATTCTTCTGCATTTTTCATAGTGGCATCGTAAAAGAGTTCAATAAACTTATCCGTTACCTCGTAGTAATCTGCATACATACTCTTAGCGTGTCTGTGGCAGTTCACTACAAGCTCTTTCATCTCCAAGTCGTCAATCGCAGCAGGCTCAAAATAATGACCCTCGTTGGCGATTTTGTAGAGTAAGTCGTAACGCTTTTCATGGAGGATTTGCAGAAAGAGGATCTGCAAGGGCGTGATGTCTAGCTTTACTATGACATCCACGTATTTGTCCAGTTGTGGTAGCATATCTAATCTTTAAAGGGTAAGGGGTCTTTGAGCAAGTTGTCACCAATATGGGTCATCGCCTCCTCTACTGAGTGTGTCCAGATAACGTTCGTGGTCTTGGTCTGTCGAGCCTTTAACCACACAGCATCTTGAGTATCTTTCAGATAGAGGTTGATGATATACCCCGTCTTGTTCTCCTTAAATCTAATCGCTCTACCTGTACGTTGCAAGTCTTGTCGAGGAGTAGATGTACCAGAACATACAATTGCCATTTCGATACCATCAACATCAAATCCTTCATCGAGCGCACGTGCAGTATGGAGGATACGCAGGTCCGTACGCGGGTCAGAGAATCGTTTGAGGATAGAATACCGAGCAGCCTTGTTAATCTTGCTGTGATAGGCTTCGCTATAGGGTTGAGTCTTACGATTCAAGGCGATAGCAAAGTCCACGCTTTCTCCGAAGGTAATAATAGGAACATCGTACGTGCTGATGAGTCTCTTGGCAGCATTCATCTTGGTCTCGGAGGTATACAGCATATTCTTCCTTGCTTGCATAGCTTTATTCCAAGCCCTTGCAGAGTTTAGAATTTGGTTGTCATCCCACCCTGCCATAGAACGTACATAGATGCTCCTATAAATCGGATCCTGAATACACTTCATAGCCGTATTGAACTTGTTGTTGAATACAGCGAAGTGTTTGTAATAAGCATCTGTAATTTTCTTGTATGCTATCTCTTCTTGCTCACTCATACGTAAGCCGATATTGATAACAGAAAACTTAGATACGTAACCTGCAGTCACAGCTTCCTTGAGGGTTACTGTATCAATCACAGGTGCATACTGCTCGACAATGAAGTGCCTAGCATCGTCTCGTTCTAACGTAGCAGTTAGACCGAGGATGTGTCGGTACTTTACATTATCAAATATATTCCTGAAAATATCAGAAGTATAGTTGTGAACCTCATCTAGGATTAGCAAGTCACAATCCATTCGGAATCTGACAGCTGTGTTAATCACTAGTACTGAGGTATTTACAATACCTAAGTCATTGATTTGTCGCTCCCATTGGTCTTTGAGATTCACGGTGGGAACTACTACAATAGCAGTCCCACCGTGAAGATTCTCATTCATATCCTGAAGAATCAAGAGGCCTACGAAAGTCTTGCCGAAACCTGTAACAGCTTCGAGTGTACCCTTCCTGCCTGCCTTGACCCAGCGATCAATAACTTTCTGTTGTCGCTCTAACCTCTTGTTGTCTACGCGCATTAGTTACACAACCAAGTCTTGAAGCTCACACTCTTCAAGGAACCAATTGGTAACGTTCGCATGACGGCTAACCCAGTCGCTTGCATTGCTACGCTTGAGTGCCTCTGTAGCGTTGTTGTAGAGTTGCCATACAGAGCCTTCGATAGATTCAATCCGTCCATTGTCGAACTGCATAGCAAAGTCCTTGTTGGTATGGATAGAGTCTTTGAAGTCAGCAACCATATGAGGGGTCAGCAGATCTTTCAATACGGCATCGCCCATAAAGGTGGAGACGTGATTGTAGTTGACCTTCATAGCTTGTGTATGGATCTTCATAGAGCGTGCCTTACGAAGCTGCACATCGAGTTGTTCAATCTGCTCATCGGTAAAGCGTTTGATGTCTTCCCATACTTTGCCTTTGTGACGGCGTGAGAAAGAACCCATATCTCCGAAGAACATACCGTTGCTGCATACACGTACCGTAGCACCTGCAGCAATCTTTACCGAACGCATCTTGTTGTAGCTATTCATAAAGGCGATGCTCCGGCTGATACCCAAGTCATCGTTGCTACCATCCTGTACATCCAGAATCGCCAAACCTACCTGACCCTTGTATGCAGTGACAAATCGCTCATCACGGATAGCATATCCAGCAGAGTTGAGTTGCTCACCGATATGGTTGTACAGCTCCAGATTAGATACAGGGCTGTAATAGTTGGTAGCTACAGGTACAGGGTGTTCAAAGAACTGTTGGCGTGTAGCAGCGTGGAACTTACTACCGTTGGTAGTTACTTGTTGAGAGGGATTCATTACTTTAAAACTTTAAGGATTTGCATAATACTGCGCATTTCTGTCATAATACGTTCTTGCTTCTCATCGGATAGATCAGTAGAAGACCGTAAGAAGTTATCCAGTTCTTTGAGATGTACAGCCCAGTAGTTGTACCTCTGTTCAAGGGTGAGAGAGTTGTAGTCAACCTTTTCAACCTTTGTTTTTGGATGAGGGATACTCATTTGCTCCAATGGTTTGTGATGTTTACTTCTGCTTTTAACAAATCGTTTTTCATAACATACTTAGCTGCCTTTTCCATAATGAGCTGAAGGGTTTGTTTCCAATCTTCAGCGTAATCTGGATGGCAGATAGTATCAATCTGGTCGTGGACGGTGAGTACGAGTTTTGCAGGGAAGTTGGAATCTTCAAGATACTTGTGACATAGTACCAAAGCGTGTTTGGTCATATCAGCAGCGGTACCTTGGATAGGAGTATTCTTCGCTTGACGTTCAATCCTTGCCTTGACAGCCATCGGCATATTGCTAGGTTCCCATTCCGGGAACCAACGCTTACGAGACCAAGGAGCAAACGTTTCGATATATCCTCTACGTATACCCGACTTACTCATACTATCGAGAAACTTCTTGATAGCAGGAAACGCTTTAAAATATTTATCGATTAGGTCTGATGCTTCTTGCATAGGGATTTCCATCTGCTCAGAAAGCTTTTTCGGACCCATACCATACGCTAAACCAAAGTTGATACCTTTAACTACATTACGCAACTCTTTGTGTTTCTTGCAGTTACACTTTTCCTTCTGCGACATATAGACACAATCGTCTTCAGCAGCAGAAATCCAGTCGTTGCCAAATACAAGCTCACCACATACAGAGTGCAAGTCGTGACCTTTGGTAAGGCATTCCAAGAATACAGGATCTTGAGAACCCTGCGCTATGATACATAACTCCTGCGAAGAGTAGTCACCAGATACAAATACCCAGTCACTCCCAGAGATAAAACAATTACGGTAGGTATTATCCGCAGGAATCTGCTGCATATTAGGTTCCCTACACGAAGTACGCCCTGTAGATACCAGCTGCATAAAACTCGGATGAATACGACCATCCAGATAGACGTGAGACAAGAAAGAAGTACCAAAAGAAGAAGCCTTCTTACTCTTCTCCCTATAGTCCTGTAACAACCCAGCTAACCTATGCTTCCTCTTGAGCTTCTGTAGTATCTGATCTGAAGTAGAGATAATCCTAGAGTCAACACAATGGAATATATCCAGAGTAGCAGCAGGACTATCCCAACGATACCGATTGGATACCTTCTCGCCAGAATCAAATAAAGAAAGCTGTATGCTGTCAGGACGTACAGAAACAAACGTATCGTCAGTATCTACGATATGGTTCATCTCTTCCTCAATAACCTTAGCCTCGTTCTCAATGATAGAAACCTGGGCTTTCCATCTATCTATATCCAACCCAATACCGTTGTACTCCATAGTCATAAACGCTAGTACAGCAGCATTCTCCAAGTCAGCTATGTAAAGCAGATTGTGAGTCTTGAGTAACTCTATCTGCTGATGCATAATGAAGGAGAGGTAAGCTACGTCTAACGCTGCATACTGGAGTAGTGGTGATGATAGTGTACAACCAATGGTGAAGGATTGCTGATGTGATTTATTGAGGTCTACAGAGCAATAGCGTTGTACTACGTTTTTGAGGCCGTTACGGGATTGAGTACCTGCGGTGAGGATTTGCTCACAGATGTAGGTATCATAGACTTGCTTGACGTTGAGTCCATAGCGTTTGAGGAACTTGAGGTCAAATTTGAGGTTATGACCTACGAGTGTTTTGGCATTGCTGAGTAGCTGTACTATGGCATCGATACGTCTTGTATCGTTGTCTACTATGAAGATGTATTGGTCTTCTTCGTTATGTGCTACTTGTACGGTGACTATAGAGTCGGAGATGAAGTTTAGTCCTGTAGTTTCGATGTCTACGTACAGGGTAGCTGCTGTGGTGAGTACGCTATGGGCTTCTTGAAACGATATAGGCTGGAATTGGGTAGGGTCTGGGGTTTCTGTTCTTCCTATAATGTAAATCATAGCGTAATTTTTATAGGGTAAAGTTAGGGGAGACATACGTTTATGTCCCCCCTAACCTATCAACCCTATCCGGTTAGATTACACGGATAGCACGACGCTCTTTGATACCACCTGTCGGGATGGGATGCAATTGATCTGCGAGCGTATGTCCAGACTTCTCGAACGATGCGTTGATTGCTCGTTCGAACTCAGTAGCGTTACTAGGATTTCCTGCGACGAATACAGTAGCATACTCACGGGTGACACCACCCAAGTCGTATGGAGCTACTTGGCGGCGGACGATTGCACCCTGCACGACCATGCCGGGTTTAGCGTTCCACATCCAGTCAGGAATTGCGCTAGCATCGGATTCCTCAAACAGATAAGGAACCTTGTAACCGATAGCACGGACAGTTGTAGCAGGAGCCAGTACAGCAGATACTTCGCCAGTTTCTGGGTCAACGTATTGAGCGTTATCCATAGACTGGAGAGTTACACGCTTGTACTCACGGGCGTTGCGGTCGAAAGCGATTTCAGTTGCAATTACTTTTACGTAGTTCATGGCTAAAAAGATTTGTTTGTAAATTAGAGGGATTATTTATTCTATTACTGATATGGCACGTAACGGACTCGCTGGTAAAGGGTTCTCTTATAAGAAAAGAGGTATGACTCAACGGAGTATTGAACGTAAGCGGGCGTATGATGCACAGTATCAGAAGCAAGAATCGGCCGTGAAGAAACGGGTAGCTATGAATAAGGCTAACCGTCAAGCTGGTACCTATGGCAATGGTGATGGATTAGATGCCTCACATACCAAGGGAGGAAAGATTACGATGGAGCGTGCGTCAAGTAACCGCGCACGTAATGGAATGAAGAAGGGGAAAGCTACGCGGGCGAAGCGATCGGGAACGAAGCGATAGGCCCATTACGCTTGCATAGATGGATGAACTCACGGATGGTGAGGCTACGCTCTAGGCAAGTGAAATTGATTGTAGTAGTATCCCCGTTTTGTACAAGGGTGACATAGAATGGAAACCCTTGTTCTTGTGGCATAAACAGAAACGCATCTGCCTCTGTAAGTTGCTCATCAATTTCATCTGCGGATTGCCCTTGGTAACTGATGATGGCTTTGGAATCATCCATTGGGTTTCTGTTTTAGATGTGATATATAAAATCCTTCTGCTGAGTATATCTCTACAGGGTCTCTATCAAAGAGATTGTTGTAGGCACATACCATTACATCGTATCCAGCTGTTAGATAATCCAACAGCGATGCAGACACATCATTTGCTGTACCTCCGAAGTAACAGTACTCGGTGTACTGGTCTTCAATGGTGTAGATCATAGGATGGAGTAGTCTGATTGTGGGATAGGAATCTTACTAATTACTGCCCTCTCCATAATCTTTTCCACTTGAATCTCTTTGTTGTTGGCACCGTCAAGAGGTTCGTATCGGAAGAACTCGTCACCTGAAATCTCTACTTCGACGGTGACTACATCCTTGTGATAACGCAATGAATAGTCTGTATTCATCGCCTCGTCATAGCAATCGTTGAAGCCTGTGTCGTATGCAGTTTCAAGCAGCGCAATAACTTCTTTTTCAGTGAAGGTGTTGTTACTTGTTGGAATCTCGACCTTGTCAATGTCTTCTTTCAATGATTCGAGAGAAGATTTTAAGTTGTCGAGTTCCTCTTGGAGTTGTTGTAAACGTGATTCTGTTGTAGACATGGTAAATAGGATTAGAGGTCGTTGTGTTCAGCCATTGAATAGTAGGCATCTTCAGTGAAGATGACATGGTCTAACAGTTTGATGTCGAAGAGCTTGAGACTTTCGGTAACGTTGTGTGTTAGTTTGCGGTCTTGATCAGATGGTTTTGTAGTACCGCTTGGATGATTATGTACGAGGATACAGGCTGTAGCATTCTGAAGGATGAGGAACTGGGCGAGTATACGTAGGTCACATACTGTAGATGTGATTGAACCGCTTGAGATTTGATAGGTAGATACCATACGATTGGCTTGATTAAGAGCAATCGCATACATCTCCTCTCTATGGTTGGTTCCGTGTTTGTACAGTCGCTTTTTAGCTTTCCATACATCTTCAGCTTTGCGGAAGTATACGTCCGGCAATTGTCTCTTGCTGATTACGATACGCGCACGATTCATTGTGGTTGTTCTGTAGGTGGGTCGAGCCACTCATCTTCACTAAGGTCACGCCAGTCAGTATAGCAATAGAGTTGTGCATCGTATGCCATCTCCAGCAATAGCTCTTCACCTTCAGGAGCAGTAGCCACAATACCATACACCCGTCTGATAAGCTCAAGCAAAGCCTGTACGTTGGCTGCGTAGTACATATCAGATACTAGATAGCCCTCGTACATAGGTGTACCTGTAACGGTACAGTAGCGTGGTGCTGAGTCCATTATTAATTATATTTGATTATGAAAATGGTGAAACGTAAAGACGGGTCTATGTCGCCACGTGGATTGTGGGATAATATCCGTGCAAATAAGGGTTCAGGTAAGAAGCCTACGAAGGCTATGCTGAAAGCTGAAGCCAAGATCAAGCGTAAAACCAAGAAGAAATAAAAGAGGGAGCCGAAGCCCCCTCATTTATGTATAGGATTTCTATACAGCTTAACTCGTATTACCCTAGGACTATCCCTTTAATCGTATCCAAATATAAGGACACGATACAGTAATACAATAAGCATATAGAAACTTGGTATCACATTATGTGATTACATCCCGGTATCGTAGGATTCCTGCTTGAATACTTCTCGTGATTCGTACACCCAGCCATGGGTTTTCCAGTAGTTGGTCTGTACGTGAATTCTGGCAAGTTCCTTAGCGCGTGGCAATGACGAGGCATAGAAGGCATGACGCTTCTTAAGTCCTTCGTTGATTGCTACGCATTTGTACGTCTTGGTAGACGGGTTCTCACGATTGGACGGCGTAGACATAATGCTCTTGATTACGCTCGTGTGCCAGTATCCCAGAAGGAGTAATGAACTGCTGCCCGTTACGGGTGTAGATGTAGGCGTGAACTGTTTCGTCCATCATGAAAAGGAGTTGATGTAGAGAATGGTTACTGCGACGGAATAGACTACAAAGAATGCTCCGACGATAGCAAGTACAGTAGCAAGTTTACCCATCTGATGGATAACCTTCTCTAGTTGGTTAGAGATTTCGATGATGTTGAATCCTGCAGAGACGTTAGCTCTGTGCTCAAGATCCTCGTCGTCGTATGTATTAGCCTTTTTGAATTTCTCCATCGCATAGTTCTGGAGAAGTTTCTGCGCTACGGCAGCTGTGTCGAAGTATTCTTTCATAGGTTACTGGATGATAAAGTCCTCTTGAGATTTAGGCATACGGCAAAGATTGCGGAATGCCTCAAGATCTTGCGAAGCTACTTCACGGAGTTTGTGGATGTATTTCTCAAGGTCGGAGGTGCGGGCGTTAAGATACTCCAAGCTATCCAAGGTCCGAAAGGTAAACTTGGCGAAGTTGGCATCGATTGTCTTGTAGCCATTGTTTACGTTGGTAGCTGTAGAGTAATCCATATAGTCTATGAAGTTACGTCCGTACTGAATCGCGAAGTAGTCAGAGGTATAGTATACCCGCACAAAGAGAGCATCCGGTAGAGGAGCACTACCACCTGTACCAAAGTGATCGGCGCCGTTACTCAAGGTGAGGAACGTAGGGAGAGTACCTTGGTCTCCTTTGTAGATGGTAGAGACAGCAGACAGCGCATACTGTGCGGTGTTGTGTACGTTGTCTCGGAAGGTGTTGAAGTCCATAGTTGTGAAGAGATAAAGTTAATAAAAATAAGAGAGGAGGTATTACCCTCCTCTCTCGCATATAATCACCATTTGACGCAGGTACCTGGTCGACGGCCCCAGTCGCCATGGACTCGACGCTGGTAGGCATTGAACGTACGGTCTCCACGCTTACGGAGTTCCCACGTATGGTTCTTCCATGAGTGGTAGCTACCCGAGTAGGCAGGACGCATCCAGCTACCCATACGACGCTTAACAGGACCTTCGGCTTGTGCGTTGATAGAGAAGGCAGCAAGCAAGAGAGAGAGGAACAAGAAGTTTTTCATAGCACTTATTTGTTTAAGATGGAATCAAAGAGAGAGTCGGAAATGGACAAAGAAGTTCTTATCGGTATACCCACAGGATACAGCACGATAGTTTGGGAACAGGAAACGAGCGTAGTGGATGATGTCTCCACCAGAGTGTGGAACATCGAGTTCTCCAGGCCGCCCTTCATACAAGCGGTAAAGCTCAACACTTACGTCATCTACCATGACAGGAGGAGGACCTTCTATACGTTCAGAAGGACAGAAGAACATCTCCCCTATAAGGATATTGTAAGATCCGTAGATATAAGGAGAGTCAGCGTAAGAGGTATTTACGTTGTAGTTCTCTACGTGGTATTTAGTACTCATCGTAAATCTCAAAGTATTGGTAAGAAGGAACACGGTATACGATAGTCTTGTCTGAAGCAAAAGATCTAGACTCTTCAAGGAGGTCTTGAATCTCTTGGTTTACTGCAGAGATAGTCATACGTGTATTGAGGTCGGGTAGTAGGTGGTTGTCATCAAGGAGTTCTTGCAAGATGTCGTTTAGAGCAGTCATCTTAGCGTTTACAGCAGATGGAACTGCGTAGAAGTTGGTTTGGATGGTTCGTGTCATAGCACTTTGATTGGTTGTTACTGAAGTCGTTTAGATTGAAGCACTTAAACCGCTACACCATAATCGCCAGTACCCTACCCCTATAGAGAATACTATAGAGAGTAGAGAAGAAGATAGAAGAGAAGAGAGAGATACTATAGGTAGAGAGAATAGAATAGAATAGAAGGACTAATACAGGAGTGATGAGTATAGAGTACTACAGAGCTGATGATATGATAGTGTACAAAAGAACGTAGAGACTAGGTTACCCTAGCTCTACGTCAATTAAGATAAGATAGATCTACGTACACTACGATGCATTAAGTAGCGTAGGATAGATAAGCACACGATCGCATTAGCGAAGTGTACAAGGAAGATGGTCGAGTCAGTCATAGGATTAGCCGTTGGTGTGGTGTTCTACGAATGCTACGATAACAGAGCCAATTACAACGTATGCAAGAAGCACTGCAAAAAATACCAGATTGTAGGTGTCCATTGTAGGAATGTTAGACGATTATTGGAATACACGTAGGTTTTACGTGTACAGATTGCAGGAGATGGAGAACACAATGTCTAATACGCGATCTATAAAAGCGTATAACATTGCACACTTGTAAACACTTGGTTTTGTAATAGTGGCGTACACCCTACAAGAGGATGCACGCCACCATTAACATACTCACAATCAAGCAGGTACGAGGGTGTTCCAGTATTTCACGTTACCGTTTTGGTCCGTGACAGGAACTTCTTTCGCACCTTCTTTGCGAACGACTGGCTTAGGTTTGCCATCGTTTCCGAGGGTTTGGGTAAGCTTAACGTTTTCGATCAAGATACCCTGCTCGTTACCAAAGGTTCCGAGGTTATCGTACCCGCTAGTTGCGAAGGTTTGGCTCACGTTCAATCCGAGCAACCGCGTCTGAATTACGGGCATCGTGATCCATTGCGGAGACTGCCCGAAAGCGTGTACCTGTGCAACGAGGGAACCTGATTCGGTGATGCGCATCGGCACCAGTACAAGGGAAGAGGTGTTCATAGGACAAGTGTTTACACAGGTTGCGAAGTTGCAACGCTGCCAATGCCGAGGAGTCGTTCTTGGGGAAGTACGCGTTTCCAAAGTCAGAAGAGATGTATTACAATGGGGGGTATTCGAAGAGGAGTGCCATGGGGGGGAGGTGTATATAGGGTGCTACCCATAAGTCTCCATATAGTCTCCATATAGTATCTAGCGTCGGTAAAGTGTCGGTATAGTATTATACCTTTGGTTTATGGGATACTATGATAATACGGAGATTAGGGAAAAGATTGACTCTTTGTTGAGGGTTAATGCAGCTATCCAGGCGAGTGTAGGTACTAAGTCCAAGCATGACGTAGGGGGCTATAAGCAGGCGAGGGATATTTGGATTCAGCTGTTGTATGAGATACGGGTTTTGGATGAGGAGTACTACAAGCTACTTACGACCCCGGAGGAGCAGAGAGCTGTAGAGAGGTTAGGTATTGTTCTACCGGGTGTTATATAGGTATATTTGGACATTTAATTTAAATTGCTATGGAAGTATTACAGCCAGGTGTAGAATATAAGCTGCACAATTTTAAGTCTGAGACTGAGGGGCAGCTGATTCGTTTTACGGAGAAGACTGCTACTGGATATAACGGGGGGACTACGAATGAGGAGGTAATTACGATGTTGGTTGATAGGATGTATGAGTTACAGAAGAAGAACTTCTCTGTAGAGAATCAGTGTATTATTATATTGTTGAAGAATATTCGAGTGTTATTGAAGAAGAGGTTAAATAAGAAGATTGACAGAGTTAGCAAATACGAGGAGAGCAATGGAACTAGCCATACATACGACCAGTAAGAGTTACTTACGGTATTACTTAGAGTTGTTGAATGGGATATTGAAATTGACTCCTCGGGAGTTGGATGCTTTGTTGTTGTTTATAGAGTTTGACAAGGTTATTGCTTGTAGTAGGGACGCTAGGGTATATGTAGCTTCCCAGATGAACTTCAAGACGGTGACTGTAGTAAACAATTATGTAAAGAATTTGAAAGACAAGGGGGTTATTGTATATGACTCTGATAAGGGGGGATATACATACAATGCTATACTTACTCCACCCGACCCTTCCGATGGAATCAAATTCAAGTTTGTTATCGAATGAGGGTAATTTCTACTTGGTATATGAGTTTGATGACTTTCAGGCTCTATTTGATTTTGAATATGCAGCGGTGGATAGACTCTTGGAGATGGGCTATTGGGTTGACACTGCTATACACATTGGGGAATACACGTATATATTGAGTTTTATATTTAATGCCAAGGAACAACCCGATTAAGAATAGGATGGCTCGTGAGATAGCCAAGGATATTGGAGCTGACCCCAAGGAGGTTCTTAATATTATTGAGTCTCAGTTTGAGCATCTGAAGTATAGTATGGAGAGAGGAGAGCTATCTACGGTACGTCTACCCTATCTCGGAAAGTTTTATGTTAAACCTGCACGTATATCGCAATTAGTAAATGGGCTTATTCAAAGAGGAGAATTTTCGGGTAGTAGTGGATCCGCAGATACTGCTGATTCCTGAGTTTAAGGCTGTCTATAGGAAGGACAAGTCTAGGGAGAAGATTTACTGTGTAAAGGAGTTTGCGTTTATCTACTTCATCTACGACCACCGTAGTCCTTATGCTATATATCCTGTAGAGGAGAGAGAGGTAAGGGTAAAGAAGGATTTGAAGCTGGATGACTGGGAGGTAGATGACGTGGTCAAGAAGGCGATTGACCGGTATCTGGAGATGAGTTCTACTCCTGCAGTACGGACTCTGACCTCAATACGGGATGGTCTTATTACTTCCAGCAAACTTATAGATACGCTACGGGTACGTATTGACGAGGCACTCAACGGGGGGGATATAGATGATATAGAGCCTGTGGTAAGGAGTGTGCAGCGGATGCTAGAGATTGCAGAGAAGCTTCCCAAAGCAATTGAGAATATCTCCGCCCTAGAAGAGAAGATTAAGAGGGAGGAAACTACCGACACCAAGATTCGTGGGGGAGGTAAGAAAGGACAATTTGAAGATTGATGCTTACCAATACACAAGAGTTCCGTAGAGAGGCTTTACACTTTGTGAAGCACGGATTCTATTGTCCAGACCCTCCAGGATCTGCAGCATATTTTGAGTATTGGTCCACTCAGCTCGACCGCTGTGTCAATGGGTATGAGGTGGGTGGGGTACGTATCACAGGTCACCACTACTTCTATCTCAACTTCACACGTATCAAGCTTACAGAGGACGCACGTAAAGCGCAGAGCAAGGTGCTTACGTTCCCTTCCTTCTGGGATGGGGACTATGAGTTCTTCTGGCTACTCGACATCGCTCGCAATGGAATTACGAAAGAGGGGTATAAGAAATTGGGCCTTTCGACCACGGTCTCTCTTGAGAATCTAAACGGAGGTAAGCATCTAATCGTAGGTAAGGCGAGAAGAAAGGGATTCTCCTACAAGAACGCATCCCTTGTAACCAATACCTTCAATACCGTACGTAATAGCTACTCTCTGCTGTGTGCGTTTGATAAGAAGTACCTATACCCTAAGGGTATTATGGCGATGGTTACAGACAATATGAACTTCCTGAACGAACATACGGGATGGACTAAGAGACGCCAGCTCGTAGACAAGCAGAACCACAGGAAAGCTAGCTACCTAGAGTATATGGGAGGGCAACCTGTAGAGAAGGGATACAAGAGCGAAGTAGAAGCTCTGACCTTCTTGGATAACCCCGATGCGGCGAGAGGTAAAGACGCAAACATCGTCATCTTTGAGGAGTGTGGGGTATTTGATAACCTGAAGGCTTCTTACCTAGCTACTCAGCCGTGTGTAGAAGACGGTGAGGTAGTGACGGGGCAGATTGTTCTCTTCGGCACGGGTGGGGATATGACTGGAGGTACGATTGATTTCGAGAGTATGTTCTATAACCCTGAGGCATACAACCTGCTTCCTATCCAGAACATCTGGGACGAGGGAGCAGATCACCAGAACTGCGGATTCTTCTTCCCTTGCTTCAAGAATAAGGTAGGGTA